TGACCTTCGTGAAGGGCGACCCTAAGCGGGCGACGGTAGCCTGTGGGGAACCTCTGGCGGTCAACTGGCAGGACGAAGACGAGGGCGAACCGATACCCCCGCGCGAGAGGTAGACATGGCAGACGACGGGCAGGAAAAACATGCGGGCGGACGACCGACGAAACTGACCGCAGAAGCGCGGAACAAGATACTGGGCGCTGTGAGTTCCGGCGCGACCCGAGAAGTGGCTGCACAGGCGGCAGGGATACACAGTGACACTCTGCGGCGGTGGGAACGGAAGGCGGAAGAGGGCGATGAACTCTACGCAGAGTTTTTCGGGGCCGTAAAAGACGCGGAGGGGCTGGCGGAAGTCATCATGGTTGGGCGTGTGCAGAAGGCGTCTCTCGACCCGAAGTTCTGGACGGCGGCGGCATGGTGGCTTGAGCGCAAGCACAGCGACAGATGGGGAAAGAAGGAACAACTGGCACTCACAGGCGAAGGCGGCGGCCCGGTGCGATACGAAGACGGCAACAGCCCGCTCCTGCGGGCAGCCCTTGAGAACCCGAAGGCAGCGAAGGCGATGGCCGACCTGACCGAAGCGATGTTAGGTGAGGACAACACGGATGACGAGGGAACAGGCAGTTGAGTTTGCGTCCACGTCGCCAGCGGCCTTTGCCAACTTCGTAAGCCGCGAACCTAACAAGTGGCGGAAAGCTCCGCACTTGATGATGTTGAACCGGCTGCTTGTCGAGGTCAAGGCCGGACGCATCAAGCGCCTCGCGGTCTTTATGCCTCCCCGTCACGGCAAGAGCCTCATGGTCAGTCAATACTTCCCGGCGTGGTGGCTGGGCACCTCGCCAGACGACCGGATCATCCTCGCAGGGTACGGCGAGAGGTTCGCCGAAACGTGGGGCTTCGCGGCGCGGAAGGTACTTGAGGACGGCCATCAGGCAGGCGTGTTCCGGGCACACCCCGATCCTAAGCGCGGTTCGGCGAATGACTGGGCAATTGAAGGCCACGCTGGCGGGATGATGACAGCGGGCGTCGGCGGTAGTGTGACGGGGCGCGGCGCGGACATCGCCATCATCGACGATCCTGTCAAGAGCCGCCAGGAAGCCGAAAGCCGGGTCTATCGGGACCGAACGTGGGAATGGTACACGAACGACTTCCGCACTCGCCTTCAGCCCAACGGCCGGATCGTGCTCATACAAACCTGCTGGCACTATGACGACCTTGCCGCCCGTATACTCGCGGCGGACGAAGGCGTAGACGAGTGGACGGTCCTCCGGCTTCCCGCGCTTGCCGAAGAGGATGACCCTCTCGGCAGATTGCCCGGCGAGGCATTGTGGCCCAAGCGGTATGCGGAAAAGGAACTGGGCGCGATTCAGCGCGAGATGGGCTCCTACGGCTTCGCCGCTCTTTACCAGCAACGACCGGCACCACGGGAGGGCGGGATGTTCAAGCCGCGATGGTTTGAGATCGTGGATGTGGCCCCCGCCGATGCAAAGAGAGTGCGGGCGTGGGACTTGGCGGCAACAGCGAGCGGCGGCGACTATACGGCGGGCGTGCGGATGGCGCAGGCCGAAGGCATTTACTACGTTGAGCATGTCGAGCGGTTCCAGGGCAGTCCGCACGAGGTTCAACAGGCCGTCTTGCGGTGGGCGGAACTCGACGGGCGGGGCACAAGCATCCGCATGGAGCGCGAACCGGGAAGTGCGGGCGTTACCGTGATTAGCCATTACGCGCGGGCGCTCGCCGGATACTCCTTTCGAGGCGTTCCCGCCACGGGAGCCAAAGAGGTTCGGGCTGACCCCTTCGCCGCGCAGGCTGAGGCGGGCAATGTCAAGCTAGTCCGGGGCGCTTGGAATCAGGAGTACCTATCCGAATTGTCGCAGTTCCCGGCAGGTGCCCATGACGACCAAGTAGACGCCAGTAGCGGGGCCTTCGAGGCGCTGTCGCGGATGGGCGGTGGTGACGGCGCAGTGCATTCCGTCTCCGAGTACGCCGACTCTTTCGAGCAGGACGCGGACGGCTTTCTGGTAGTCAAGCCCGAGGACGGCGCGGAGCCTTCCGAACTCGCGAAGCGCCTCGCCCTCGTGGAACAGCTTGGCGGCGGCGACTCCGACCACTTCTGACCCGTAACTCATGCTCAAGTCATCCCCCAAACTCGACTACCTCGTCGCCCCAAAGCCCGCGCCGGAAGTCACGATCCTACGGCTTACGGACGAAGAGAAGGCCGCTGCATCCGTCGCCGCTGCGAGAGAACGGGCCGACCGCACGACCGCCTTCGGGACGCCGCTTTCCGCCTACGCTGAGACGCCAGTTTTCCAGGGCGGGTCGACGGGCAAAGACGCGATCATCCCGCCGGTCGCGACCGACTACACATACCCCGCCGCCTACGGTATCTCCTGCTGGGTGTACGTCGCGGTGACGGCAATCGCCACTGCCTGCGCCCAGGCTGAGATCGTTGTGGAGCGCCTTGTCGGCAGCGAGTGGGAACCGGCCCCGGATAGCAAGCTCGCCCGCACCTTGGCATACATCAACTCGGACGAGGACGATTACAGCATCTGGGAAGGGCTGCTGATTGACCTCCTGACCTATGGTAACGCATGGTGGCTGCTGCTGCGCCCCGAGCACGACATAGAGAAGGGTTTGACCGAACCGGACTTCCTTGCGAGACGTGGGGACAGGGCACGGACAGCCAACCATTACGACGCCAAGGGCAACCGCAGCCAGGCGGACGCATACAAGGCCGCGAAGAAGCCGGAGGGCGAGGCGACGATCCCGCCGTCCGCACTCCAGCGCATCCTTCCCTTCTACTGCACCGTCGCGCCGGGCCTCGGCTTCCGGTCGAACCTCACGGCGTTCTATCAGGTCGTGACGGGACCCGGTTTGAAATTCTACGGCGACACCGACATGGTGCAGTTCAAGCTCGGCTCGGCGACCGACCCCTACTACGGCCAGAGCCCGATTATGGTAGTCGAGAGGAAAATCAAGGCGCAGCTCGCCGCCGACAAGTTCAACGAAGCGTGGCTCAATTCTGGTGGCACTCCACAGACGGCGCTCATCCCCGAGGACGGCATGGACTGGAATCAGGACCAGCGCGTGCGGTTCGCGCAGAGTTGGTACCAGTCGCGCTCGCCGCAGAGTGCGGGCCTGCCGCTGTTCCTGCCTGCGGGCGCGAAGGACATCAAGGCTATCGGCATGAACCCGGACGTGGGGCTCCTCTCCACGTTCCCGGATACCATGCGCGACGCGATCCTCTCGACCTACCGCGTACCTGCGGCGGTCGCGATGGTGCAGATTAGCGGGACCGGCCTCAACTCCGACCAGGCCAGCCAGCAGAAGAAGTCCTTCTGGTCGGGAACGGTCATCCCGCACCTGAAGCGGATCGCGGCGGCGATCAACTCGCAGCTTGCGTGGCAGTACCCCGGCGAGGGGCAGCTGCGCGTCCGGTTTGAGACCAGCAACATCGCCGAACTGCAAGAGGACCTGGCGGACCAAGTGAAGGTCGCGCAGAGCCTCATGGGGATATGGCCGCTCAACTCCATTCTGGAAAAGGTCTTTGCCATGCCTCCGGTCGAGGGCGGCGAGAACGTCTTCATGCCTGGCACGGTGAAGACCATTGACCAGATACTCAACCCTCCCGCACCGCCTCCGATGCTCGCGACTCCACAAGCAGAGGGTGACAACTCGACCGACGACAACCCGCAGGTTGAACCCGCGACCCCGGCCCCGTCTCGCGGGCAGGAGGGCGGTTCCGACCAACTCTCTTATGAGATCGTCCGCACGAAGGATAGCATGACTTCGGACGGTCCCTCGGGCAGCGGCAGCGACCTCGTTCCGCAGGTATGGCCCGAGGGCAGCAAGCCCAAGAAGCGTATACGGAAGTTTCCCCAAGAGCTGCGCGTCAAGACCTACCACGAGCGCAACGGCAGGCGGGACATTCTGACGGCGCACGTCAAGCAGGTCGTGTCCCTGTGGTACGAAGAGCGTGGGCACGCGGTTATCGCGGCGCTTCACGCGGACCCGTCGCTCAAGTCCTTCAGACCGTTCCTGACGAAGGGCGCGGCGGAGAACGCGGACGAGTACCTGGGCGGCTTCACCGGGCAGTCGAAGGCGCTCGCGGACGACCTTATCCCGTTTCTGTCAGACGCCTACGCCGCCGAAGGGCAGAGTGCCGCGAACGACATAGGCGCAGGCATTGACTTCAACATCCAGAACCCGAGGGCGACGGCAGCACTCGACCAGCGCGAGGTCCGTATTACGACCGTCGCCAGGGACGCCCAAGAGCGCGTGCGGGATGACCTTATCGACGGGCTCAACCACGGCGAGACGGAAGCCCAACTCACCGACCGCGTGAGCGAGTGGATCAAGGTCGGGAAAGAGGGCTACGCGCAGAACGTGGCCCGCACCGAAACCGGGTCGGCCTTGAACGCGGGCGCGATGGACGGCTACCAGCAGGCGGGCGCGACTCACAAGGAATGGCTGTCGATCATGGACGACAGGACCCGCGAGGCACACGCAGAGGCGGACGGACAGACGGTCGTGATGGACGACTCTTTTGAGGTTGACGGCGAGTCACTGGACTACCCTGGCGATCCGAGCGGAAGCGCGGAGAATTGCTGCATGTGCCGCTGTTCAATTTCGGCGGGCTTCGAGGACGATGACTCAGGACAGGACGCCCCTCCGGACGAACCTGCGAGCAGCCCTGCCGCCGTAGAGTCGAACCGCCCGGATTCCGAAGAACTCTGGAGTACCACCATACCTGGCGGCCTCTAAGGAGTAAACCATGCCCGATACACCTCCCTTCACTCGTGTATT